ACCTGAATAATAACTCTCAACTTCAAATTGTTCTTGAGCAGTTTGATTACTCCCATCTAAACTTTGCGTACCAAATATCCCTGTATATTGTGAATAAGCACCTGTATAACCCCTATTTATCTGGTTTAACATAGTCTGATGTTTTAAATACCCCGCTGATCCACCAAAAGCTACACTTGATGTATCGCCAGTCAACGCACCTATCATGCCGCCACCACCGGTTTGTGGAGTAAGATAAGAAACTCCAGTTAAATCCCTTGTATCCGTTGGTGTTGAACCATATGCTCCATAAATAGTTCCACCTGTTCCAAGATTTTTAACTACCTCTTT